TGAAAAGGCTCAATATGCTATGGAAAGAACATACGCTTTACCACTACGCCTTACTTCCTTTTGCAACAATACCTGGATCATTCCTAAGCTCTTACAACTCTAACTTTGAGAGATTAAGAGCATTGCACTATAAAAAGTCAATTGATGGATTGAAACAGGTGCTGTTGAATTTTTTGATTAAAATGCTATCGCCGACCTCAATGAGTCTCAAGGACATTGAGAGGTTTGCCGCATTCCTTGTTAGCTTTTCTGTGTCGAGAGACAAAGATCAAATGCTAGCTTCTATCACTATGTATGCCACGTCCATTACGGACGACTTACTTGTGTCTAAGATCAAGGATGTGATTAGCAAATTAATCTCACCTCTAACCCCAGAGTCCAATTCATTTTCGGATGGTTGGAAGAAGTTCTCTGAGAGTGCTGATTGGATCCTCGACGGTTCCAGTAGCTTTACCAACTCTGAGATGTTCCAGTGGTTGAGAACTATTGTTACTGCGTGTTTATGCGTGCCTGTCTTTAACAAGATGGGATTAGCATTTCATGCGCAGCGCTTTAGTCTTTACGACGAGAAAGTCTTACGGTCCTCTAGGAACGATGGGGTGAATTTTGTTATCTCCGTCATTAGAGCTATGAAAAGCGTATGTGATGTTGGTGTTTCTTACATTTCAGGAGAGGGATCTTTGGAGAAGTTCCAGAGTAATTCCCCCTTTTCCCTGTTTATGAAGAAGGCTGATGAACTGTACAAAATGAAGAGCTTTATTTGTGTCGGAGAACAAAAAGAGGGTTTTATCGAAGCGACCCAATATCGTCTCCACTTAGACGAAACAATCAAGACTGGTCGTGTGCTCTCAGCATCTGGTGCAGGACTCGATCCTGGATCACGATCGCTTATTGAGCGCAAATTGACTGAGCTTGAGTGTATTGAGGCTCGACTTCATGCTCAAGATCTTGCCAGCACAAAGGATCCAGCTTTCATTCTCTTGACTGTCGCCCCTCCAGGCACAGGGAAGTCTGTCATCACAAAGGCTTCACACAAGATTATGATGGAAACCTATGGAAAGGCATACGACGAGAAAGCTGTGGGTGTTATCGACCCAGAGCAAGACTTCCAGGACCACATTACGAATGGTACTGAGATTATCCACATTGAGGAGGTTGGGATTGAAACCCCTGACTCCATGAAGTCTAGTGGTGCATCAAACACGACTAAGTACTTACTCCTCTATGGGGACACGTTCCCCCAAGTGGTTAATAAAAGTCATCTCGAAGACAAAGGTAAGACTATTAATTTGAACAAATTTGTCACTGGTAATACCAACTCCTTTGACATCAATGCTCAATTGTTTACGAAATTTCCCGGTGCTGTGTACCGTCGTATTACTTTTCAGGAAGTTATGGTGGATCCCAAATTTAAGAAGGAGGGAACCAATCAACCAGATCCTATGAAGATGGAACAGTACGCACAAGAGAAAGGCATTCCGGTGTCTTATCTGATCGGGTACAAAATTCGTTTTGTCACCTTTGACTATACATCGCCCAATTTCAAAGTTGTAAATGGTGCACCCACTTGCAGAACTGATGGGCCATGGTTGTCATTTTCCCAGTGGACAAAGGAGCTCGCTCGTTTAGTCTACGCTCACAAACAGAAGTGTGAGGCGGGTCATGCAGCTATGTCGGAGATTATGAAGTCCACGTGTCCTCACGGATCGTGGTCTAACATATGCTCCGAATGTATTGAAGCTTCCTGTGACTTGACGCACGAATCTGACACGCAGCGGTTTCTAATCGTTCGCACCACGTTTGCTCAGAAAGTCAAGTCAATTTTCGAACTTCTTTGGCGGATGTTTCTATATGTCTCGTTCGTTATTGTGATGTGGTTCCTGGCTCTCTTTTGGAGAACTGGAGTTCCGAGTGCGATTTATAACTTCTTCGCTACTCTTTGTGGAACTTTGGTAACCCAATGGATTGAGAGGACTCGTTACCGGTTGTTCGATAGAATGTCTACTTGTTGGCATTACTGTTTTGATCAGTTTTATGGTCGAGTCAGTTTGGAGGAGATTAATAGGCGTTCTAAGAAGACTTTTCAACACATAACCTCTAGTTACAATGTTCTTTATCGCTACTCATCAGCTCTCGGTACCGCCGAGTATATTTTGGGTGGTGTTGTGGGATGGAGTATTCTACGAGGTGTGATTCGTTGGTTTTCTAACAAACCTCCTATGTCATTTGAGGGTAACGCACAAGTTCGTGACCCTAAACCTGAGTTCAAGACTGACTATGCAGATATCACAGTTAAGCTCAAAGAGCAAGGCATTGAAAGTCGCCGCATGAAACCAACTAGCGGTGATGAACGAAATGCTTGGCGTGAGAACGAATCGGCGAGTCTAGTTATGGAAGTGAACAATGGTCACCCGAGTGATCAAATTGTTCGCACTATAGAACGACAGGTTTATAGTGCCACCTTTACTCGAGATAATGTTGAAGTGACATTCAATGTTTTGGCAATCGCGCCAGAATTTGTTGTTACGAATGCACATAACTTTGAGAGAGATGGACAATTCGTTGGAGGAGTGTTACGGTTAACCTCTTCCAAATTAGAGGGAGGAGATACTAGACTGTGTCGCTCTCACACCTACAACATTGATCCAGCAAAATATTTGCTCGATCTAGGTGATGACGTGGCATTAGTTTATGTTCCATCCTTTCAAGCTAGAGATTTGGTTATTTACCTATCACCCACACTCCAAGCTATTCCTTTTTTCTTCTCACACAAGTCTAAGGGATGGTTGAGTACGGGGCTCGAGAGTAAAGAAGTCAGCATTCAGTTGGCGGCTAAATTCTCTTGGGACAGGTATATTTTACCTCAAGCTCTACTTTATGATTACCCAGACCACGCCGTTGGTTTGTGTGGAGCCCCGTTGATCATGTCTACGGGACCTGCAACATTCCTTTACGGTATTCATGCTGCTGGTGCTAAAGGTGAATCTCGTTCGCTCGGGGTACCACTTATTAAGGACCGCATTATGAATGGTATAGCACGTTTCCGTTCGTCATTTAAGCTGACTGAGCTAACCCCTGAAGGGTGTGTGAAGTTGTTTGACATTGATGGAAGTGATGCTATTTTTGGAAGCCCTGACAGTAAGAGCTTCCTTAACTGGCAAGCTGGCTTTGTTGATTACGAAGGAACTGTAAAGAACCTGACATACAACAAGCCTAATCCTAAAATGACCTTTTTGCCAACAGCAGAGCATGCTCACAAGTTTGGGGTGGAGACCCGTAATATCGACGGAGAATTCAAGTGGGGAATTCCTAATTTTAAGGAGTTTCACGACGAATCCGAAGATTTGGGTTTCTACTCGCCATACCACAAGTGGGCTGCTAAGTCCTTTCAAAGCAGCGATTACTGCGATCTCGAAGCAGTTACTGCAGCTATGGAAGAGTTCTGGAGGAACATTGAAAAGGCAAACATTGGTTGGGATGTGAGACCTTTGGATCCAGTTAGTGTAACTGCTGGTGACAATAAAGTCTATACAATTCGATCCATGAATGCTTCAACCTCTATGGGCTTTGGCTTTCAAGGCAAAAAGAATGACCATATGTTTCAGTTGATCACCGATCAGGCACCTGACGGTAAAACTTTCAACGATGAGATTTGGTCACATGTTCTCGAAGACATTTCTACGTACGTTTCTGGTCAAACAGTGCGTCCGATTAGTAAGGCTTCACTGAAGGTAGAGCCTCGTGTTCGAGAGCTGAAAGGCGGT